GCGCCGGCACCGCATCGCGGCAGGTTGGCGGCGGCACCGTCACCAAGACTGCCTACGGCGCCGGGCTCGACGCCCTCCGCGAGCAGGTCTACGTCTCCCACGGGCGCAAGGCGAGGGTGAGGGCAGTCTGATGGAGGTCATCGTTCATGCGTCGGGCCCGCTGTTCAACGGGACCGCCTCCGCACTCGTCAGCCGCTTCACGCAGCAGGGCGGCGAGGAGGTGGCCCGCTGGGGCGAGGGCGAGGTGCAGCGCGTCCTGGAGCAGGTCCTGCGGCACCCGACGGGCTACTACCAGTCGCAGGTCACCGTGAACCGCGTCAGCAACGACTCCTTCGCGATCTCGGACGGCGGTGTCGTGTACGGGCCGTGGCTGGAGGGCACCAGCCGCCGCAACGCCGAGACCTCCTTCAAGGGCTACGGCACGTTCCAGCGGGTCGCCAAGCGCGTCGAGCAGCGCGCGGACCGGACCTTCGCCCGGGTGTTCGCCGAGATCCAGGGGAGGCTGTGATGGCAGTCGACATCGACGGCATCCTCAGCGCACTGGTGTCCCATGCCCTGTCGACGGGCTACCTCGACCAGGTCAACCAGCACGAGCCGAAGAACCGGCCCGGGCACGGCATCACCGGCGCGGTGTGGATCGACCACATTCGTCCCGTCCAGTCGTCGGGGCTGAACTCCACGTCGGTGGTCATGGTGTTCAACGTCAGGCTGTACACCAGCACTCTGCAGGAGCCGCAGGACGCCATCGACCCGGAGATGGTGCGCGTCATCGACGCCCTGTTCACGGCGTACATCGGGGATTTCACCCTCGGCGGGCTGGTCCGCAATGTCGACGTGCGGGGCGCGGACGGCGCTCCGCTGGACGGGCAGGCCGGTTATCTGAAGCAGGACGAGGTGCTCTACCGGGTCTTCACGATCACGCTGCCCGTGGTCGTGAACGACGCCTGGGATGAGGCGGCATGAGGCGGCGGCTGGTGGCGTGGGCCGAGACGGTGGCCCTGTTGGGCGCCGGCTTCATCGTGGGCGCGGTGGTGGCGCTGGCCGCCCTGGACTTTCTGGAGGGACTCCATGTCTAAGCAGGGCGGGCTCGGCGACAACCTCTACTCGGGCGGCTACAACCTGTCGGGGGACATCGGCAGCCTCGGCAAGATCGCGGGCCCGATGAAGCCCATCGAGGTCACCGGGATCGACAAGCTGGCGTTCGAACGGATCGGCGGCGGACGGGACGGGATGATCTCGTGGAGCGCGTTCTTCAACACCTCGATCGGGCAGGCGCATCCGGTGCTGTCGGCGCTGCCCACGGCGGACGTCGTCGTCACCTACTGCCGCGGTACGACGCTCGGCGACCCGGCGGCGTCCATGGTCGCCAAGCAGCTCAACTACGACGGCAACCGTACGAACAGCGGCGAGTTCACGTTCGCCGTGGACGCCGAGGCCAACGCCTACGGCCTGGAGTGGGGCGTCCAGCTGACCGCCGGCCTCCGAACGGACACGGCGGCCACGAACGGCACCGGGGTGGACACGGTCGCGTCGGCAGCGTTCGGCGCCCAGGCCTACCTGCAGGTGGTTGCGTTCGTCGGCACGGACGTCACCGTGAAGATCCAGGACTCGGCGGACAACGTGAGCTTCGCCGACGTCACCGGCCTGACCTTCACGCAGGTCACGGCCGCGCCGTTCACCCAGCGTCTCGCGACCAGCAACGCCGCGACGATCCGCCGGTACATCCGGGCGGTCACTGTCACCACCGGTGGTGTCACGTCCGTGACGTTCGCTGTGCAGATCACGAAGAACGAGATCGCGGGGGTGAGCTTCTGATGGGCCGCATCGCACCGAACATGCCCGTCGAGGCATACAAGACGTACCGGATCCTGTCGCCGCAGTCCACACACTTCCGGCCCGCGACCTGCGCGGAGGCGGACTGCCCGCACTACCTGAACGGCTGGCGGGTCCGCGTCGAAGGCCTCGATGCCGCCCTGCTCCATGCCGCTCGAACCAGCGGCCGTCACTACGTAGAGCAGCAGATTCGGGAAGGCGAGACGTGGCTCGTCTTCTCGGCGGGCCAGTCGTGCTTCCAGGTGTCGCAGCACCGCGTGCGACTGGACCGGCCGGAGCTGTACCTGGTGCGGGATGGCGACTGGCGCGGCAACCCCACCGGCCGGCAACGGGCGCACGCCGGCCCGCAGGACTGGATCGACGACTTCGGTGAGCACCAGGACAAGCTCGCCGACCAGATGAAGAAGGGCTGACCATGGCGGACGTCATCACCAACGCCGGCCTGGTAGTCGACGGCACGGACCTCAGCAAGGACTTCAGCGAGGCAAGGGTCAGCCTTCCCCAGCTGATCTACAGCGAGGCTGCTGACGCCGGGTTCATGCGGTTCCTGGGGCCGGGCGGCTTTCAGATCACTCTCGTCGCCCCCACCGCCCGGCTGCGGGCGCTCGTGGACGGCGGGGTAACGGTCCGCGAGCTGGTGCTGACCGTCGACGGGTGCGCTCTCGCGGTCCCGGTCCAGTTTCACAAGGAGTGGGACGTCGGCGGCGTGCCGAGGATCTTCGGCTGTCTCGCTCGATCGGCTGACAGCGATCCGAGGTGGGTCCCGGTCGACCCGCCGAACTCCACCACGAACCAGAGGAAGGACTGACCACCATGTCGAAGGCAAGCGGCCTGGGATGGACGACGTGCTCTGTGGACAACTCTGCGGGCGTCGTCAAGGACATCAAGAACGACGTGACGGACTTGCAGTTCGCCACGCCGCGGGCTGTGCAGGACATCACCGGCATCGACAAGTCCGCGATGGAGCGGCTGCTGCTGCTCGCGGACTTCAGCATCACGCTGAAGGGCGTCTTCAACGCGGCTACCGACAAGAGCCACGACGTGTTCAAGACCGTGACGTCGACCTCGGTGGCGAGGACGACCAGCCTCACCGTCAACGGTGTCTCGCTGAACAACGAGGTGCTGTACACCGACTACCCGCTGTCCCGGTCCGCGTCCGGCGAGCTGACGTGGTCGGTGCCGGGTGTCCTCGCCGACGGCACCGTACCGACCTGGGCATAACCGGAACCGCCGGGAGGGTCGCCGTCACGGCGCTCCGGCATGGTTCCGAGTGCTCTGCCAAGGGCCCGCCGGATGGCCGGCGGCGCCTGACCACACCAGGAGTAGTGACGCATGGGTTACAAGGTCAAGCGCAGGGTCTTCCGGCTCCACTTCACGGACGAGCTTGAGGGCTTGGAGGTGCTCGCGCACTCGCTGAACACGGGCCAGTTCCTGGAGATGGAGCAGGCGAAGGCGGAGCGTGCCAGGGGCGGCGAGAAGGGCGAGGGGGCGACCCAGCGCATGCTGGAGCTCCTCGCCGGCGCGCTGGTGTCGTGGAACGCCGAGGACGAGGACACCGAGGAGCCGATCCCGGCGGATCTGGACGGGATCAAGGGCCAGGACCTCGACTTCAACCTGAAGGTCATCAACGCCTGGACCGACGCCATCGCGGGAGTCAGCACCCCTTTGCCCGAGACCTCCAGCGCTGGGCAGCCGTCGGCGCTGGAGGCATCGATTCCGATGGACAGCCCCTCCGAGAGCCTCGCGAGCTGACCCACGCCCGCACCGTGCTGGGCCTGTGCGACCGCTGGCACAAGCTGCCCAGCGAGGTGCTGGCCGAACCTGCGGAGATGCTCCGCCTGCTGGAGATCGCACACATGGGCCGTCGGGAGGAGGTGCCTGAGTGAACATCGTCGAGATCCTGGTCACCGCGAAGAACCTCACCGGGCCGGCCTTCGCCGAGGCCCGGGCCGGCGCGTCCAGCATGGAATCGTCGATGGGCAAGCTCAACGCCGTAGCCAACGCCTCCGCCCTGGCCATCGCCGCGGTGGGCTTCGAGGCCGTCAAGATGGCCTCGAAGTTCGACGGCGAGATGACGCTCCTCGTCACGCAGGCCGGTGTCGCCGAGGACCAACTCGGCGGGCTGAAGAAGGGCGTGCTGGACATCGCGGCGAAGGTCGGCTCCGACCCCGACTCGCTGGCCGAGGCCCTGTTCCACGTCGAGTCGAACTTCGAGTCGATGGGCATCACTTCCGCCCAGGCCCTGAAACTCACCGAGACCGCGGCGAAGGGTGCCGCCGTCGGCCACGCCGACCTGGTGGACGTCACCAACGCCCTGACCGCCGCAGTGGCGGCCGGTATCCCCGGCGTCGAGGACCTCGACCAGGCGATGGGTGTCCTCAACGCGACCGTCGGCGTCGGCGACATGAAGATGCAGGACCTCGCCGCCGCTTTCAGCTCGGGCATGGTGGCGACTGTGAAGGGCTTCGGCCTGTCCATCGAGGACGTCGGCGCTGCCCTCGCCGTGTTCGGTGACAACAACATCCGCGGGGCCTTGGCCGGCAACCAGCTGCGCATGTCGGTGATGGCGCTCGGCAAGCCCGTCAGCACGTCGGAGGCGGCCCTCAAGACCCTCGGCCTGACCGCCACCACCCTCGCCGAGGACATGCAGCGCGGCGGCCTGAAGCTCGCCCTGGAGGACCTGGTCGGCCGCATGAATGCGGCGGGCATCACCGCCGACCAGCAGGGCCAGATCATCACCGACGCGTTCGGCCGCAAGGCCGGTGCTGGTCTCAACGTCCTCGTCGGTCAGATGGACCGCCTGGAGTCGAAGTACCCGGAGCTGGAGAAGGGCGCTTCGGGCTTCGGCAAGGCGTGGGAGCGGACGCAGCAGACGTTCCAGCAGCAGACGAAGGAGCTGGAGGGTTCTCTCCAGGCG